CTATAAGCAGGATAGCTCACTGATAACCCCCCGGATTGCTCCGGGCATGTCTGAATCAAGACATGCATATCAGTGGCATGGGTTTGCTCTCCATTCAAAGAGCGGGCTCCAAGTGGCCTCCGTAAGGAAACCAAGCACAAATGTGCGACGATTCTTGGCTTGAGCGTGGAAAGTTGAAATCTCGAGCCGCCCTAAAGGCGGGAGAAGTCACTCTCTCCAGACTAAGTCTCGCTTTTGGTGTGTTGACACCTCACCAAGAGCAGCCAGATATACTTCAGCGCTAAGAATCTTAAACACTGAAGTTAAAAGTCACTATATTTAATAATATGCTAGAACTTCAAAGAGTGACTCTTTGAGTTGCTAACACTTACTTTCTTCCTCTCCCCACAGATCTCCTGTCTGACTCCATGCTTCGGTTTTGGAAGCAGTGGAACAGACTAGAATCTCGTGGGAAGGTCGCTATGGCTGAACATATAAAGTTACAGCGGCTAGCGGTGACTAAGTTTCTGGCCGGGGAAGCACTAAGCCTTCCTGGAATCCTTCAAGATTCGGACCACTTGCCTGTCGTATTATCGAGAGGCTTGCGTATCCGAATAAAAGAAGGAGACCAATGGGCTATCAGGTGATCTTTAACGTTGTTATCGATCTCCCGTGTGCTTCTCGGTGGTAAAGCGGTCGACTTTTCGACTATAACGGAACCTAGCACAGGAAATCACTGAGAAATCAGCGACTTCGAAATGGTTCAGTTCCATAAGGCGATAGGTCGACCCAAGCTTAACTACCTCTGAAATGAGTATCACTGATCTACCAAGGCCGGTCCGAATGGACCAGGTCTGCAAGGGGCTCTGGCTGATTTAAGAGGTATCAAAGACTCTACTATATTAGATAGTCTAAGAACCTTTTATCCACCAGATGCACCTATATGGCGTCTGTTAAGCGCCATATCGACGCCTCTTTATTCGCTTTCTGAGGCATATTTCAAGGTCTCTTATAAGAGGCTTAGGAAATTGTCAGTAAAGGACGATAAAGAGACGAAGAGCAGAGTCTTTGCGATACTTGATTATTGGTCGCAGTCAGCACTGAGAACTTTACACAAGAGCCTTTATAAGCAATTGAGTAGACTTCCAGGTGACTGTACCTTTAACCAAACACGCCTAACCAGCGTGTTCGCGAAGGACCTCAGTAGACCTTCAAAATTCTACAGCTTCGACCTGTCGGCAGCAACAGATAGATTCCCTCTTGAAATTCAGGAGCGTCTCTTATCGTTACTGACGAACAGAGAAGTTGCAGAAAGTTGAAAGCAAATCATGATCTCAGAG